ACTATCTAATTTAGTTTCTAATTTATCAAAACGATCTATAAGTTTTTCTATATCTCGTTCAACTTCATCTTTACGTGCATACTCTTTTGCTATCTCTTCTCTAGTCTTACTAACTAATATACGTGCCTCATCTAGTTTTGTATTAACACCACGTATCCACCATATCACCATACCAGCAAAGCCGCTAAGTATAAGATTCCATATCATTGCACTCTCTGGCATAGAAAACTCCATTAATCTGGTTTAATAATATCACGAACTTTTTCTCTAAATTCAGGAATATTTCCTAAAAATGGAGTGAAGTTCTTTGCAATCCAAGTGGCTAATGCTCTAGGTCTAAGATCTTCTTCTTTAAATAAAGCATCAAATGCATTTAAGTTACCTATAGCATTTACTAATTCATCTATTGAGGATGCTGTAGGACCAGCAAGACTAACTAAAGGTGATGAACCAAATTCTTTAGCCTCAAGAGCTTGATTAACTAAAGTACCCCAACCAAATATATTTGTGGCAAGAAGTAAATCTTTAAATTTTTCTGCAAAATCTTTTTTATCAAAAGGACTTTCTTCATCACCATATCTTATGCTATCTTTTAATGCTTGTGTTCCCAACATAACAGACATAATCATAGAAAACATAAGAGTATATTTCATTGCTTCTCCTACTGGAATCCTACCTCTAGCTAATGGTTTAAATACATCTCGTAAAAGTGCTCCACCGACAGTATTACCAAAGACAAGCATAAACCCTTTTAATTGTGCAACAGGAGCTAGATAAGGATTAGACATCCATAAAGGTCTATTAACAACATTAGGACTTTGAATTATTTCATCAACAGTTTTAGCTAAAGCTTGTTGTATTATTTTAGGATCTTGTTCTAATTTACCAGAACCCCAATCTTGTAAAACTTCAGATTCAGGTTCTACTAAACCTTGTTCTAATAAACGTCTACGAGCTTGAGTTGTAGCTCTAGTTTTTTTACCTTGAGCATTTTCAATAATTTTTAAGTCATCTCGTATCTGTCTTTTAGATGCATCATATGCTACATATCTACTAAACTGAGTTACTTGTGCTAGAAAGTTTGCTCTAAAAAATGCATTTGTAACTTTCTCACTAACACTAATACTATCTATATCTCTTAGAGCATCTACAAGAGCAAGATCAGCAGTTTGATATAATGAGTTTAGAGACTCTTCTAATTTTGTTTTAGGCAGTCTAGGAAATATAGTTCTTAATGTTTTTCTAAATCCTACATAAGAAGCATTAGCTAAACCAAATATTGCATTTTTTGGAGATGCTTTATATAATACAACTGCTGGTTCAGCAAGGGCAGTAATAGCAGCAAATGGAAGTGTTGCTATATATTGCAGTGTAAGAATTGGTTTGTAAAAAGGAGCAAAGTATTTTCTGTATGTTATGTCTTGTTTACCTAAAATAGCATCACTTATTTTTTTAATAACTATTTTTTCTTGTTGAGATAAAACCCCTTCATCTTGTAATTCTTTTAATACAGGAAGATAATCACGTTGTAACTCTTTTTGTTTTGCTCTATTAGATGCTCTTGTTATATATCTATTAATAATTTTATTTACATCTCTATCAACAAGACCTGCTTCATCTAATTTTTTAAAAATAGCTGTTGGTATTCCTCTAGCCTGTTCTTCTGAAATTTTAGTTTCTGAAATAGGATCACCAGCCTTTTCTGGTAATGCACTAAATAAATCTATAGCTCCTGCTTGTGGTATAAAAACACCACCATTATCATGAATATTTTCTATAATATCATCTACTTTTTTTTTCTTTACTCCAGATTCAATTAATACTTTTTCAAATTTTTTACGATTTTTAGAAGATGATAATTTATATAGTCTTGGTAAATAATCATTTCTATATTCTACATTAACTCCAGCATCTTTCAACATATTAAATACAGGATTTAAAACATTTTCTCTAAATCCATCTGCCATTCTATTAGCAGTTTCATTTGTAGATCTAGTCCCATATTGAAGACTATCAAAAACTTCATTATTTAACTCTTTTGATATAGACTTTGTAAATGGAGCTTTAATACGTTTTCTTGCACTACCTTCAGTTTCACTTGAAGTATCAATAACTTTTTCTTTTGCTTGATGTAGTTGACCAATTCTTGTGTGAACATCATTATAATAATTACTTAGAGCACCGACAACCCCTGCACCTCTAGTATCTTTTTTTGCTAAATTTCTTAGTTGAGTTGTAGATCTTCTAACACTTCTACCTAAAAACTCTCCTACTTTACCAATAGCACCTAGATCTTCTGGACCTTTTATTTTTTCATCAGCCCTAAGAACACCTCTTGTTACTGGTGTAGATAACTCTTCTTCAAAATTTTCATTATTTTTTTTCAGTGTTTCTAATTCTTTTTCTACTTCTTGTGCTTCTACTATAGCATTTCTCTCAGATATTTTTGATAGACCTTTAACAGAACCTGAAATAGTAAAACCAGCTATACCACCAAGAGCAGCAGCATCTATCATACGATTAACATCTAAATCAATATCTTGTCCAGCAGCTTTTTGTGCGGCTGCTTGTGTTAAAACTTCTTGACCTAATTCAATAGGAGCTTCTCTAATAATACCCTTACCACCAGCTTTAGCTACATCTTTACCAACTTTACCTACCTTTTTACCAGTTTTAACTACACCTTTAGTAAATTGTAATGCTCTATTTACTGCTTTTTCTGCAACCTCTTCACCAAGTTCTTTTCCTGCCTCTGCTATAATAGCATCTTTACCAAATTTTCCAACTAAATCTCTAACAATTTTACCTGCACCAAATCTTTCAAGAACTGCTCCAATAGGTGCAGATATTAAAGCTGCTTTATCAGCTTCTTCTTGAGTAGCCCCTCTTGCTTTTGCCTCTTCTTCTACAGAACCACCTATCATAGCACCTGCTATAAATGGGCCTAATAAACCTACAGCACCTGTTACAATCGCAGGAGCACCAGCCGCAGCAACAGGTATAGCAAGAGCAGTTGTTGCAATAGGTATACCAGCAGAACCTAATGCAGTTGCAACCATATCTTTTAGAAGTAAACCGCCTCTACTAAATGCTGCTCCTAAACCTTCTTTCTCATAAGCTTCATCAATTTCATCTATACCACCAGTTATAGATGCAGTCCTAGTAGGAGTCCCTAAAGCTGCAATATCTCTCCTAGTTTCTTCTTGCTGTTCTTCAGACCATTCAACTAAACTTTCACTGTTTATTTGTCTACCAAGAACACCAGTAAAATCTAAAAAAGAATTATAACTTTCATTAAATGATCTAGATAAAACATTACCAAAAGAGTCTGGATCACTAACTGATCTACGTTTAAGAGAAGTAGTAGCTGTAGTTATAGGTTTATCTACAGATAAGCTATCACCTAAAACAGGTAATCCTAAAGAATCTACAGAAGAACTACTGTCTAGAGTAGGTAATCCTAAAGAATCTACAGAAGAACCACTATCTAAAACAGGTAATCCTAAAGAATCTAAAGAGGATGAATTTAAAGTATCTTGTTCAGCCATATTATTACTTATACACTCTTAACTAAAAAAAACTTTCTTCAAGTGAGATTTTTTCTTTAATTGCATCTCTAATAGCTGCCTTCATTGATTGATCAAAAGTGTTACCTCTAGCAGTATATTCTAAAGCTCTAGATACTAAAAAATTAGCAGTTTTCTTATCTGGGCTTTGAGTAACATCTTTTAAATTTATACCTGATTTATCTAATTCATCTTTAAAAGCTTCTTCAAGATCATTTATTGGAATAATCTTTGCTATATTTAAATAACTCTTTTTAATTTGTTCATACTTATTTTTATCAGCCATTATATCCATTATTTTTTCATTATCAAGCTTACCTATCTTACCTATCTCTTTTTCAAGTTTTTTAACTTCAAGTGCAGCTAGTTTTTGTTGACCGGGCCTATTTACCTTTTTTTGAGCTACATCAACACCAGCTTTAAGTTTAGCTATATCTCTCTTTTCTTTTTCTTTTTTCTCTGCTATAACTTCTTCTCCTGCCTCTTTATCAGCACCAACAAAGTTAGCTAAAATACCTCTATCTTGAGTCTTTGGATCTACAAGTCTTTGTGCTACTTTTGATAGTAACTTTCCTCCATAAGTCTCATTAAATGGTTTATCTTCTGATACTCTTAATTTTTCCATAAGTTGGTTTTCAAAACTATCTCTCATAGCTATATTTTGTTCTGCTTTTTGTCTTGCCATTTCACTTCTTGCTGCCCTTGCTGAAGCATTTATTGCAGCATTAGTAGCTCTTATTTTATCTTGTTTAGCTTTATTAAGAAAAGTAGTAGCTAGTATAGTTTTTGGTAAAGGAACACCTGATTCAAGATTAGTCTCACCTGCACTTTCTAATTCTCTTGCTTGAGTAGACAAACTACCGGGAGTTAGATATGGATCAATACCCATAGATATTCCTCCACCTCCTTGTCTATTAACAACAGGTAAACTTCTTAATCCTTTATTAATTTGACCACCTTTTTTAGATCTAAATATATTTTTAAATCCAAAATCTTCAGTAAATCCTTTAGTTCCTCGACCATAAAGATTTAAACCAGAAAGACCAGCAGAAAGTAATTGAGATCCTATTGGAGCACGACCTCTACCAGTAGTGGTTTCTGTTGTATCAGGTTTTCTTAAAAATGGATTACCATAAACAAAACTAGAATATTGAGCAAGAGCTTGTTTAGGAAATTCTTTTTCTTCTAAAAAGTCAGAAAAATCTTTATCTAATAATTTTTGAGATTCATCTCTTTCAGCTTGACCTAAACCTTGTAATAATCCAGATTCAGCAATACCAATATTAAATTTATCTAAGCCTATTCTTTCTAAATCAGAAGCCCTTTGTCTACCAAGCTCACCTGCTAAAGTAAATTGTTTTAGTGCATCTTCATAAGCTTTTTGTGATCCTCTAGTTTGTATTTCTCCAAGACGTTCAGCCTGTGCTTCACCTAGTAATGCAGCCGTAACACCAGCACGACTACCAAGACCAGATAACCCTCCAGCATCTATAGCTTGTTTTTCAAATGCTGGTAATATTCTTTGTTCAAAATCTTCTTGAGATTTTTGTTTTTCAAGATCAACTACTGCTTGTTGAAATGGACTCATAAATTTTTGAGCAGTCTCTGCTGTAAATTCAGTAGGTATTCCTCTTATTATTTCTTCAGCTTCTTTACGAAAAGGATCTTGTACACCAACTAAACCTTTTTGTTTTTCAATAGCTTGTAGTTCCAATTCATCACGAGGAGCAATAGTTTCTCCTGTATATGGTAAATAGGGATCTTTAATATCTTTAGCATATTGTTCTTGAGCTTCTTTTAAAACCTCTTTTACATAAGGTGCAATCTCTTCAGGTAATTTAGAAGTTGTCCTTACAGTTGATGTAGGGCTTGTTTTAGTTCTACCAAATATAAAATCTAACATATTACTATCCTATCGCTGATCTTAATGAAGCTAATCCATTTATTTGCTCTGGTTGTTTAGTTGTACCAAAAGCTTTTTGTCTAATTTCTTTTACTACTTTATCCATTACGTCTGCACCTGCATCTGCACTACCATTACCAAGAGCAGACATTGTATGTGCATCTACAATATATTCATCAGGACTTACAGCAAGAGTTGCTACCTTATTACCTTTTTCAACTATAGGCATTTGTATATTATCTTGCATACCATGTCCTTCACCGGGAACAGGCCCACTACCAAAACTCATAGTCATTCCTTCTGTGCCAGCCTTTGCTTGCATAGTAGGTTGTTGTTGCATACGCATCATAGCAAGTCTATCTAAAGGAGACTCAGAATTTAAAGATTTTATAGCCTTTTTTACACGAACAGCTCGTTCAGGGTCAGAGAATGCAACATTCATAGGTCTTTGACTTTGATTTGGCATTACATCTCTTCGTTCAGGGTCAGAGAATGCAACATTCATAGGTCTTTGACTTTGATTTGACATTACATCTCTAGGCATTTGACTAAGATTACTAACATCCATATTATTTTGTAATGAACTTATTCCTTCTTGTAAAGTAGGTAAGTCAGTTTGAGTCTCTGCAATTTCACTAATTTTTTCAGCAGCATCTGGACCTAAAGCTCTTTGAACCATTTCATCAAAGACACCTTTACGAAAAAGATCTTTCATTTCTTCAAAATTAAGACTCATTTAAACCACCTTTAATGAAATTTTCTTTCATACTATTATAACTCAATTTCTTCATTTTTACAAATTTTTGTTTTTGATCAAGTCTATATCTATTAGGATCAATAGCTTGTCCAGTATTTAAATTACTTAATAAAGTACTATTATTAATAAGGTTTATATGATCTGTTAATTTAGACATTAGTTTAAATTCTGCCATGAAGTTTCTGTACCAAGACTAACATATCCTTTAAATTTACCTGAACTTACAGAGTATGCTATGTCACCTTTTTGTGGCCTACCTATTTGAGTTACTGTTGTTACAGTAAACACAGTAGATGCTGCCGCATTATCTATATCTAAATCTCTTGCATCTAACTCTTGAACTAAAACATCTCCCCATGTTCGTACTTGGTTATACATATCTACCAAGTCTTCATTTGTTAGTGCAAAAGGTAAAATAGGATATGTTGTCATTATCTTTCACCATCACCTTGTACTGCTATTCTTACTGATCCCCATCTCCAACTAGCATTATTTGATCCACAAGATACCCTAATTTTAGCTTGCCTTCCTCTAGCTCTTATATTAATTTTTTCTGTATTATCAAATATATTAAATTCTTTTTCTGTTTCTTCTGTACTTTCAGGATATTTCTTTGTTATAATTTTAAATTTAATTTGACCTCCTGATAAATCATAGTCAGGTACAATCTTATTCATAAACATAACTTGATTACCATCATTAATATCAAAGTCACCAGACTCTACAAAAGATGTTAATGTTTCTCCACTACCTGTAAATACAGAAGGTGGTTCATTATTATAAATATTATTACCAGCTACAGTTACACCAGTTGTTATTGTATTTCCAAATACAGAACGATCAGTGAACGTAGTAAAAATCATATCACCATATACCCAATACTTTTCTTCTGGATTATAGATAACATATTTATTACACTCTGTATTACCATTAGAAACATACAACCAAATAATTTCTCTAAACTCAGAATTAATACCACAATAAACTTTATCATAGTAAGATGTATTAAGATCATCAAATATAAATCTACGTACTGTACAATCTAAAATTTGCACTGCACCAGCATGAACATAAAAATTATCATAACCCATCCAATATGTAGTACCATTATAATCTATAGCTGCATGTTGTCCTATTAGTCCACAGTTAGTTCCTACTTGTTGAAACTTAAATACAAAGTTACCACCAACAAACTGCATAAGCCAAAGAGCATTATCTGTCCAAATATTAATAGCATTTCTTGCACGAACAGCACCAACTATTCTAGTTCCATCTGTTAATACAACCTCACCAGCATCTGTAGCAGCAGTTGGATTCCATTCATTTCTATCATCTTGATCAGACCAACGAACAAGCATAGGATCAAATGCACCACTAACTGTAGCAGTAGCTTCAAATCTATTTGTACCAAGACATATAAGATGTCTATCGTTAGGTGATACAATAATAGAGTTTGTACTTACAGGTGATGTTGTAACAGACGTTGCTCTTGTTGGTTCTGTACTTGCATCAGAATCATAATAAAATAATCCACCACCTTTTCTATTAGCTACAACATCATCACCCCAATTATCAAAACTCCATTGTGATATATCTAAAAATAAACCACTAGCACTAGCTGATGCAGGTTGATTCCATGCTCTTGTTTGTGAAGCACATACTGTAGCTTGATACTTAGCAGCACTATAACCTAAACCTGCGGCTGCAACAGAGTTACCTGTTGGTATATAATAATTAAATGTTGCACTTCCTACATCACTACCAGTTGCATTAGCGGCATTAGTTACAGTAATCGCAAAAACATTTGCACTTTCAATAGATACAATTTCATAAGTATTACCTTGCAAACTTACATTATTAAATGCTGCTGAAGATGTAAATAAAACATAATCTCCAACTGCTCTACCATGCCCTGCATCAGAACAACAAACTCTAGTAGAACCTGAACTTGTACCAAAACAGTTTGTTAATGTAGCTTTTTCTGTTATTGGTGTTACATCATATAACTCATCACCCTCATGAATATAAAGTTTTTCAGGTGTACCAAATATTGCAGTAGAAATATTATCAGCAGGTTTCCATGCTAGTAATGCTCTAGCTGATCCATCAAATGTTGCACCCTCTGCTCTTGTTTCATAGCCTCGCATATTTTCAGGTTTACCTTCACGAAACCTAACACGATTTCCATCAAACCATTTACCCTCTTCTGCATATTGGGTAGATTCTCTATGAAAACCCGGAGCTAGTTTAAATGTTTTTAACTCTGCCATATTAAATCTTAATAATATAGTTTAGAATAATTGTTGGTTGTACGTTATTATGTGCTGATCCACTACCAGTAGTGCTAATAATATTATTAGTATCTCCTGTGGTTGTCTGATAACCGGGAAATGAATCTTCTCTATCAGTTTGTTCAGTAACAAGACTAAATCTAGTATTAGTAAGACCGGGGTCAGAATTATAAAATTTAGTAGCACCATGAGTATGTGTAGCAAGTTGAGCAGTAGTTAGAACATGTGTCTCAGCACCACCAGTTGCAGCAAGTGTGTCACCATCAACACCACCTGTTAGTCCTGTTAATCTATCAGCACTTGATCCACCCATATCATCTTGACCAGCAACAACACGACCACGTAAATCAGGAAGATTAAAAGTAGATGATTCATCACCTGCACCATAAGTTGTGCTTATAACACCAAATAATGCAGAGTATGTAGAACGACTTACTGCTTGACCAGAACATAGTAAAAATCCAGTAGGAGCAGAAGAACCGCCAAAAGGTACAATCGCACCAGTAGGCATAGCAACAATACCAGTTAAATTAGAACCATCACCATGAAAAGCAGAGGCACAAACTTTAGCATTTGCTGCTTGTACATTAGCACCTGCTATTGTAACTGTACCACTAAAAGTAGATCCTCCACTTACTGCAAAATTACCACCTACTGCCATATCACTATTAGTAGATACCTGACCTTTAAATGTACCATTTCCTTCTACAGTTACAGTAGATTCAAATGTAGCTGCACCAGTTACAGTTAAAGAACTAAACTCTGTTGGAGCAACATTAAAAACACTTGTTCCATTAGTAATTACAAATTGATTTTCTGTTGGTCTTATTGTAACACCAGTATTACCAGCTACTTTTAATATAACATCTGCACCAGCAGAAGCATAAGATACAGAGTTACGTACTACATAACTTTTAGAATTATTAGGTATAAGAACATTAATTGTACTATGTGATCCACCAACACTTCCTTTAATTTCAAGAAATGCAGAACGAGCTTGATCACCACTACCTTGATTTTCTGTTAATGTAACAGTAGCTGTTGTTCCTACTGATATAGTTGTATAACCAGCAACTGCATCATCAACAAGACTTATAACACCATTATTAAGAACTTGTCCCCAACTATTAGGGTTGTCTCCATCACCTTGTTTATTAAGTCTTAGGTTAGTGGTAAAAGTACTAGACATTTTATTTTCCTTTATGCTGCTGCTTGTGCATCCATTTTATTTTGATAATTAGTTTTTACATCACTTGTCCAAACTGCATTAGCAACATTTTGAACACGTTGTTGCTCTCCACTAATATTAGTATCACCCCAACTACCTCCAGTTTTTGTACTAGGATGAATAACATGACGAAAATACTCACGAGAAATTTCAGTTCCATCTCGTTTTATTACATTAGCTATTCGTATTTGAAGTGAACCATCTTCAATAACTTCAATTCTATCTACAACTGTTTCTTCTGTAAGTGCCATAATATTTTCCTAAGTTGTTATATAAGTAAAAGCATGTGTTAAATATAATCCTGATTGATTTTCTACTGCTACTTGACCCCAAGCTGCATTATCAGTAACACTATACATACCAACTGCTGTTCCAGAAATATATCCTACAACATAAGAGTTAGCTGGAAAGTCTACACCATACATCATTGGAGCACCTACTCCATAAGCTCCTACAGAATCAAAAGGTAAAGCTCCAAAAGATAGTTGTCCTGATTGACTAGATAAAGTTACATTACTAAAATATACTTGAATAGTACATATTGAACCTACTTTTCTATACTTACCTGTTCCAGTAGCTGATCCAGTAGAACCTGTTCCAGTAGTTGATCCAAATAAAGTAGGAGTAAAATTTCCTTCTTCATAGTCATCTAAAAGATTAGCTGCTGTTGCAGAAGTAACACCAAGATAAATACCAGCATTTGATGTTCCAAGAACAATATTACCAGTAAGTGTTACACCATCACTGGTAGTTTCTAATTTTTTAGAATTATTATGATAAAGTTCAACAGCCCCATCATCTATAAATTTAGCTAATGTTTCACCACTACCGTCAATATTTAAAGTACCTCCTGCTTCAATATGACCATCAGTGCCATCCCAATATAGTGCAAGATCATCTCCAGTTCCTAATAATATTTTATCATTATCTTGCATATCAAGATTATTATTAAGAGTTAAAACATCATTAATAGAAACAGTACTTTGTAGATGTGTAGCTCCTGCTATAGTTGTAGTTCCTCCTACAATTAATGCTCCACTTACAGATACGTCATCTTCAAACTCTGCTTTGCCTGTAGCTAAGAATGTACCACCTACAGATGTATTTCCTGTAATGTTTAGAGTAGAACCAAGACTTACTGCACCACCTATTGTTGTTGTTCCTCCAATATTAACATTACCACTTACTGAAACATTACCATCAAATGTAGTATTACCTGTGGTAAATAATGTACCACCTATAGAAACATTACCTGCTACATCTATATTTCCAGAAACTGATACACTGTCTTCAAATATAGCTGCTCCTGCTACAGTAACAGTACTATTAAGTTGAGAAGCACCTCCTACAACTAATGCACCTGATACTGATACGTCATCTTCAAATTCACCTTTACCAGTAGCTAAAAATGTTCCTCCTACTGATACATTACCAACTAAATTAGAATTACCACTTACACATATATCACTATCAAACTCTACTTTATCTCCAAATGTTTTATTAATAAGAGTATTAGTTGTAGATGTTCCTACAAGAGTAACAGTTGTATTAGGAAGAGTAATTGTTATATTACCAGCATAAGAAGCATGAGGTGGAGATCTTAATTCTGCATAATGAGCATTATTTGATTCACAATAAAATCTAATATTAGCAGGATCAGATGCACTTGTTTTAATTGTTATACGTCCACCTGATACAGATATTTCACCACCAACTGTTAAAGCACTTACAGATACATCACCTTCTATAGATGTTGTAACACCAGATAAGTTAGATCCATCACCATAGTAAGCACTAGCACATACTCTAGCATTTGCTGCTTGTACATTATTACCAGCAATAGTTACAGTGCTTAAAAAGTTTGCAGCACCTCCTACACTTAATGTAGAAGCAAGACTTACTGCTCCTCCTATAGTTACAGTTCCACCAAAGTTACTATTACCACTTACTGAAACATCATCTTCAAATTCAGCTTTACCTGTAGTAATTAATGTTCCACCCACAGAAGTATTACCAGTAATATCTAAAGTGCTTCCCAAACTTGTAGCACCAGCTATTGTAACAGTACTTGCAAAATTAGTAGCACCTGCTACACTAAGAGTGGATGCAAGACTCACTGCCCCTGCTATGGTAGTAGTTCCTCCAATTCTAAGATTACCTGATACTGAAACATCATTTTTAAATGTAGAAGAACCTACTGCATTAAATGTACCACTTACAGAAACTGCACCTCCAACATTTATAAATCCAGATACAGATATATTTGTTGTAACACCTAGTTGTGCTTCTACATTAGTTAAATTAGATCCATCACCATAAAATGCAGAAGCACATACTTTAGCATTAGTAGCTTGAATATTTGTACCTGCTATTGTAACTGAACCTCCTACATTTAAACCTCCTGATACTGATACAGCATCTTTAAATTTAGCAAGACCTCCTATACATGCAGAGGTAGCTACATCTAATCTACCACTTACAGAAACATCATTATCAAATGTAGCTTTAGATGTAAATGTACTTGCACCTGCCACATTAAATGTACCACTAACAGATACATTATTATTAAATATAGCTGCACCCTCTACGGTTACTGTGCTACCAAAGTTAGCTGCTCCTGATACAGATACATCATCTTTAAATACAGCTTTACCTTCTACAGTTACAGTAGAACCAAAGTTTGCTGCGCCACCCACAGTAACAGTTGATTTTAAATGTGTAGCTCCTACTATAGTTGCGGTACTAGATACTTGTAATGTACCACCTACTACTGCATTACTAACTGATATATTACCTGCTATTACAGCAGTAACACCTGTTATATTTGAACCATCACCATAAAATGCAGAAGCACATACTCTATTATCTACATGAAGATTATTATCAAGAGAAACAGAACCAGCAACTCCTAAAGCACCACTAACTTGCACAGCATTAGTTGCAACTTTAAGTGCTGTATTAGTACCATCTCCTGTTTGTATAGGTTTAAGAGATGTGCTCACACCTTCATTACTAACAGCAGAACTTACAAGTATAAGCTGTTTATAAGTATTTGAAATAAGTCTTCCTGTTAAATCTGTCATATTAATTGCCAATACTGTTCTGTTGAATCATATGTACTTGTTGCTTGATCCCATGTTAAATTTCTTCCTGTATCATCTGGTCTTGGATTTAGTATAGAAGGATTATCTCTAACATCAGGTACTTTATTTTGTGGATGATTTTTTAAATCGTATTGTCCTTCATAATCTTCTGGACATACTAACATACCATAGCTATTCATTCTCATTTGACGATGTGGATAAACAAACCCACAAATATCACACATAGCTAAAGCATTTTTAGTACTTGCCATTAAATATATCCTAACCTTGGAACTACATGCATAGAAGCTCTCTGTCTATCTTCCTGCATAGCTCTTGCAAGAAGTTCTTCATAATTAAGTTTTAAAAATTGTATTTTATCTGCTGCAACACCGGGACGTTTCATTGACATATAATAAGAAAGACCCATTGTTAAACATGGTAAAAATCTTTTAGGTACATCAGCATTTTGTATTGCTGATTTATTTACATCTTGTAATTCTTTTACTAATTCTAATTTAAGAACATCAGTTGAATTATCTGGTAGAGGCCACACACGTAAAACAGGATTGTCTCTTTCTCTACGAATAGAGTATTGATTAGGTCTACCTGTTTGTGTTTTATTTGGTATAAGTAAATATTCTTCTGAGCTAATTCTTTCTAATTGTAAATCTGTATCATCTCTATTAATAACAACCTCAAGAGCATCTACAGTAGAACTATCTAATGAATATGTAGCAGTGCTTGCTGTTACGGTTAAAGAAGAAACAGATGTGCTCCAAAGCATTACACCACGATTTTGCCAATCTTTAAGCATAAGATTAATAGAACGTCTAGCAGATGCTGGCTCATTACCAAGCGTACTTTCACCACCAATCATCTCTGTAGCTTCTTGAATAACTTCATCTATATCTAGATTAAAGTTATATGTTCCTGACACTGCCATTATTTCTTAGTCCTTCTTCTTACGGCTTTCTTTCTTTTTTTGAAAGTCCTGACCATTGTGGGCTTGCCTTTTACTCCTTGTGCTTTCGCTCTCTTCCTTGCAACAGCACTCTTGATCTGACCTTTGGTCATGCGTTTCGCAGTAGCTCTTGGTACGCATTTTGGATACTTCCTTTTGCTAGTTTTAGTAGACTTACGACCACAGGCTTGGAACTTGCCCTTTTTCTTTGGAGCACCAATATCAACCCAATCACCCTTTGGGCCTTTTCCAAACCAGTCTTTTAGGCTCATGCGTAACCACCACCACGTTTCTTATAGGTTCTAACTAGCCATGCATTTGCATATGCTGAAGGGTATACCTTGAACTTACGTTTAGCCTCTGACTTTACTCTTGCATAGAGACTAGGATTAGTTGGTCTAGGTGATCCTTTTTTTCTTTTTGTTTTTGGCTTTGCTCTTTTGATTGCCATCTTTTAATACCTTTTTTGCTCGTTTAGCTATTTTTACAACTTCATTCTTACCCATTACTTTTGCACGTTGTTCCATAACTGTAAGTATTTGTATTTTACGTGCATAAGGTTTCTTAACTCGTTTAACTTTAGCTACAGTAGCTCTTGCATCTGCTGGAGTAGCAAACTTTATACTGACTGTATCTTTTGGATTTTCATCAGTATAAAGTCTACGTCCAGAGCCTTTAGGTTTTTTACCTGTTCCTACTTTTGGATCTTTTCTTTTTACCATTACCTAAAACTTTCTTTAATGTTTTAGCTTGTCCTGCATGTAGTTTAGAGGCTTTTTTTAAACCTTTAATAACCTTTTTAACTTTAGCTCTATTTCCTGTTTTCATAGTTAACGCCTAGCTCGTCCACCGCCACGCCTACGAACTGCCCCACCACGACTACGTGTTTTAGTCATCATACGACCACCTCCTTTACGAGTACGTGTCTTGCTCATCATGCGGCCACCACCCATACGTCTAACTTTGCTTCTTCCTTTTGCCATTGGATTTCTCCTCCTTTGCATATAAGTTATTAAAAGTAATATTAGGATTCATATAACTATCATCTATTTCTGCTGAATGAATATACTGACTAGGTACAAAATCTGGTGCTCCTTCTCCAGTCTCCCATAAAGCAGGGTTTGTTACTCTCACTCTATTGTTAGGTAATGCTACAATATTACCTGTAAATTCACCAGCATCTATCAACTCTAACACATGTGATTGTTTATGTTGTGCTGGATCATCAGATATATGACTATCAGTATAATCAACTGTAAACATATATCTACCTGTATAAAACTCTCCATTTATTTTACAAAGCCAAGGACTAGAAGATGTTCTATCCATAACTATTACACTATGATTTCTAGCAGAACAGTCCCAAGGTTGTACAAAATGTGTTGGCATTTGATTAGGCCATTCTTCTAATGGTGTATCAGCTATTAAAGCATTAATTGGCATCCTAGCCCACATTGCTCCACCAGATGTATTTTCTTTTTCATCACAACCTGTAAATACAATTTGAAAACTTAATGATCTATCTGGTATTGTATTTACGGCTATTGCCATTGCATGTAAATATTCTCCTTGATATTGTTCGTGATTATATGTAAACTCTTTACGAACCCAACATTTAAAATGAGGGATATTCGATATTAAGTAAGACATTTTAGTTTAGCATCTCCATCTTCTTCTTGCTTGTCTCAAACGGCTATTAGGATTCTTAGCTGCTTTTGGAAACTTTTTCATTTGCCCTGCTGATCTTGCACAGAAAGATTTACGTCTTGCTGCACGTTTCCCTGTTGGTTTTTTTTCTGTTACGGCTGTCTTTAATTTAGAACCGGGATTCTTACGTCTATAAGCAGCTACACCTTTAGCAGTCATACCTGCACCAGACTTAGTAGGACGTTTATGACCACCTTTAATGGTCAGTCCTTTCATGCCTGTCCCTTTTCTTTTTGGTTTACGTGCAGCCATTCTATACCTTTACATAAGTATCTTTAAATTTCTTTACTAAAAATTCACACACATCAGCCCAATACTTTTTCCATTCTTTTGTACATTTTTCACAATCACAATCTATTTTAAAATTATAATCTCTTTTGTGAGGTTTAAGTCCACTGTAATTTATTTTAGAACTATCTACTTTATAAGCCATTAATACATTTTATGTGAATAGTTAGCTTTACCATAACCTCTTTTAGCAGCACCTACACCACGTACAACTCTTTTAGGTTTACGTTTACGAAGTCTTCCACCTTTTTTCATTTCTTCTACAGGTTCATCTGCATCTGGACCTGCTCCTTTTTTATTTGAAGGATTAGCTATTCCAGAACTACCAATTTTTAATTCTTTTCTTTGACTAGGAGATAAATTATATACATCTTCACCTTTTTTTCTAATTTGATTTGCTCTAACTTGTTGAAGTTTTTGCATTGCTCTTATAACTTTATTTTGAGCTTTTCTTATTTCTGTTTCAGAAGCCTTCTCTTTTTGAAGTTGTCGTAAAACACCTCCTTCTTCAATTAACTTATCTCTAGCTTTTTGTTCTACATTTGTAGGAGAAAAACCGGGAGGTGCATCTACTGCTAAAAGTGTTTGAGCTTCTGTAAGAGAATCTCTAAGACCGGGAGTATCATCAGGTGCTGTTCCTTTAGAAGGTTTACCTTTAGTTATTTTTCCTCCTTTTCCAATATATTCTTGTATTTGTTTTTGTAATTTTTTTCGTTCTGTTGGAGTAAGTTTACCTTCACCTCTTAATTGTTTAGTCCCTTTTTTAACAGCAGCAGCTTCATCTTCTACATCACCAGTAGTTCTTAATTTTGAATCTTTTAAATTATCTGAAGTTATTATTGTATCTGTATCTTTATATTGTAGTTTATTTGTTTTTTCTTTTCTACCATACTTATCAGGATTTTCTCTATATTTTGGTATTTCTTCTGCTTTAACTTTTTCAAAGTTTTTTCTTGCTTTTTTAATGTTACTTTCAACTTCTTTTATTTGCTTTGGATCAACTTTTTTTTCAACTTGTTGAAGTTTTTTCATTGCTCCTTTAACTTTATTTTGAGCTTTTATTATTTTTGTTTTAGAAGCATTATTATTTTTAAGTTTTTGTAAATTATCTTTTTCTTTATTTAAAATATTTGTAGCTTTTATAATATTTTTTGTAAGTTTTTGTAAATTATCTTCTTCTTTATTTAAAATATTTCTAGCTGTTTCAACTTTCTTTAAAATAACTTTTTGAGTGCTAACTTTATCTGTAGGTTCACTAAGAGTTTGTCCTTTTCTTGTAGGTGCTTCTCCTCTTGGTGATTTTCCTCCAAATCGTCTAGAAGCTGTTAGATTATATTCAGGATTTGCTAAAATATTTGATGCAAAACTTTTATCTTGTTTAGTATATGTAGCTTGTTGTTCTATAAAATCTTTTATTTGTTTTCTAATATCATCTTGTTCTGTTTTATTTGTAGCATTTTCATATTTATTTCTTAATCGTAATAATGTTCTTTCTATATTTTTAGCTTTTTCGGCAGTCACACTCATTGAAGGGTCTACTTTAAGTTTACGTTTAGCTTCTGTTTTTAGTAGTATTTTTCTTTTAATATCCTTTTGTTTTGTTTTATTTGTAGTTTTTCTAAGTTGTCTTTCTAATTGGTTTATTTGTTTTTCTAATGACTTAAATTGTTTAACAATATTAGGTTCTGCTTTAGATAATAAAACAGGTTTACCTACATTTTTCATAAATAATGTAGTTCTTTTTATATCTTCACCAATATCAAATAAAGGAATTTCTGTATCTGCTTGTACTCTTCTTTTAAATGTAGCTTTTTGAATAGAGTTTTGTTTCTTTTTAAGTTTGTCTGCTTCTCTTATAATATTTTTTTTAATACCCGGAGAAGCTTTTAGGTAAGCTTTTCTTAATTTATTTAACTGGTTCTCAATTCGTTTAAGAGCATTTTTTTTATCTAAATTAAATTCCATTTCAGAACTAGAAGGAGTTTTTTTACTCTTAGGTTTTTTAGCAGGATTTGGTTTATTTAAAAAATCTAAAGTCTTTTTATCATTTTGTGCTTTAGCCATATTTCCAATTAAACGTCTAAGTTCAGATACAGAAGGTTCGTTTAATTTACCTCCTGTTTTTATTATTTCTTCTACAAATTCCTCAGAACCATGATCTACATCTTGAGCAAGTTTTGTTCTTTTTTTTAAAAAGTTATGTACTGCTGGAGACACTTTTATAATTTTTGGCTTTTTTAAATTATTTCCTGCACCCGGAAGTATTTTTAATACATTTAAAAGTTTTGTCTTCATAATAACTAATCTTCCACTTTAAAAGATTTACCTTGAGTGTAGTCTTCATCTACAACCACATTTTGAGGTGGTCCTTTTACATTTGGTCCTTTACGTGCAGCACCATAGCCTTGTCCAGTAGGTCTACCTACAATTTCATCTAGATTGTGTGGACGTTTAATTAGTGTATGAGGTCCAATCATTTCTTTCTCCTCTTTTTCTTTCGTTTCTTTTTAGGTGGTTTAGTCACCTGTTGTTTGATACTTGATCTACTAATCATCGTACATCATAGCTACAATTTGACCACCTGTCATAGCAGAGACTACTTTCTTACGTAAGTTTTTAAAATCACTAGCTTCTAATTGACCATCTTTATCTACATCTAATTTTTTTTGTTTAGGTGTAAGAGGTTTTTGTTTATCTTTTTCT